CACCCGATGGCGGCAAGGGACTGGCGCGTGATACCCGCGTTCGCTGGGCGCTTGAGGAAGTGGGCCAGCCCTACCAGGCAAGTGCGATTTGATCGGACCAAAGGAGTGGGGTTCCTAGCGCAGAGCTAATGAGCCGCTTTGTTGTTAGCTCTATCGGCTGGCGCCCCTCCAGAATCGCCTTGGTCATTTCGGGCGCGAGAAAAGCCAAACAGAGCAGGCGGGTGACATAGGTCCTATCAACCCCCTCGGTGCGGGCGATGTCGCCGATACCACTCGCCTCGCCACGGATGATCCTACCGAACCATTCATGAGCGCGCGCTAATGCCTTAATCAGATTGGCGTCGGGCTCGGAGGCACCTTGCTTCTGATCCAGGACAACCAGCTTGGCTTCGACACCTCGACGCCGAAAACTCATCAGCACTTTAATCACGATCGGTCGATGGTTCTCGACCCTTGTAGCAGAGAGCTCCTTCTCATCCAGCAAGCTCTCGGCTAAAGCCTTGAGGTCAACTTCGACCGTCACATGATCTTGTGAAACGGTGACACGACGCGTCAAGGAGACAATAATCTCCGCCTGGCTCGATGGTGATCCCGCCTCGCATTTGTCTGCCAATTTTCTTGCACGGGCCAGTAAGGCAGAGACGAGATCCGGCGCTTTCCGTTTGAAGCGAAGTCCATCGAGGAGCGCTCCGTGATCTCTCAGGAAAGCCGCCACTTGCTTCAACACAAGCTGCTCGATCTGGTGCGCGGGAAGGCGCCAGCCTTTCGTCTGGACGCCATTTCCGTTTCCGTTCAGCTGAGGCGCGCCTGACTCTTTCTTATTTGCCGAGGCCATCAGCAGCGGGCGCTCGACATAGTATCGATAGCGCCGGCCGTGATTGACGGAATGAGAGGGCGTGAACGGGACGCCCTCAGCGGTGAACAGAAGCCTTGCCAGCAGGCTCGGATGCTTTGAACTGGCTCGGCCCCGCTCACGGCCGGCGTTTGCAGCAAGCTGAGCCTGGACCATGTCCCAAGTCTCAGGGTCAATGATAGCTTCATGTTCGCCTTGGTAGCTGCGACTCTTATGTGGGATACGGCCGATATAGATCGGACTGGAAAGAATGCGGTAAAGGTGTCCGCGGCTGAACGCTGTCCCCCCAGACCGCCTTCCATCGAGTATCGTGCGCAGCTTGGTTCGAAGCCCAAGCCGCTGACACTCCTCCTGCAAATGTCGGACACTGCCGAGCTTGAGGTAGAGCTCAAAGAGCAGCCGGACCGTCTTGGCTTCTTCGGGATTGATCCGGAGCTTGCGATTGATTGCGTCGTAGCCGAGCGGCACGGCTCCGCCCATCCACATGCCCTTCTGCTTCGAGGCGGCGATCTTGTCGCGGATGCGCTCGCTCGTCACCTCACGCTCAAACTGGGCGAAGGAGAGCAGCACGTTCAGGGTAAGCCGTCCCATGGACGTCGTGGTGTTGAATTGCTGCGTTACAGAGACGAAGGAGACGCCTTTGGCGTCAAAGGCCTCCACAATCTTGGCGAAATCGAACAGGGAGCGGGTCAGCCGGTCGATCTTGTAGACCACCACGACGTCGACTTTGCCGGCGCCGATATCGCCGAGGAGTCGTTGTAGGGCAGGGCGGTCCATCGTCCCTCCAGAAAACCCGCCATCGTCATAATGCGCGGAAAGGACATGCCAGCCTTCGTGGCGCTGGCTCGCGATGAAGGCCTCGCAAGCCTCGCGTTGGGCATGCAGAGAATTGAACTCCTGCTCGAGCCCTTCGTCGCAGGATTTGCGCGTATAGATGGAGCAGCGAAGGCGCCTAGTTCTCCCGCCACTGTTCTCAGCCATTTGCTGGCGCCTCCTTTGCGCGGCGCTTCACGCCAAAGAACGCCCAACCGTTCCAGTGCGTCCCGGTAATGGCGCGGGCGATGGAGCTCAAGCTAGGGTAGGTTTCGTTGCGCCAGGCGAAGCCCTTGTCGAGCACGAGCACCTCGTGCGTTTCGCCATGCCATTCCCGGAGGAGCTTGGATCCTTTGCTGAGCCGGCTTCTCTGGGGCTTCGGTTTCGCGCCGCTCGGCTGGCTCGCTTTCCTTAGGAGTTGCAGTGTTTTGGCGTCGAGGCCGCCAAACGCTTGCGCCTGAATTCCATAGGCGACGGCGCGGATGAGGAACTCGCGGCTTCCATGTCGAGGCGGTTCGCTGCCCCACAGAGCGCGCCATTGCTCTTCCAGCTCGCCACGAGGGCATTTGGGAAGGGCGAGAACCCGCGCGGTGACAGAAGCTTTCAGTTCTTGCTCTGATGGGGCGGATGATCGCCCGCGCCGCCTCAAGCAACGCGGGCGAGGGGCCGAAGGCGGCGCCATGGCTTATGCGTTCGGCGCGATGTGGTAGCGGCGCACGCCGTCTTTGCCCATGTCGGAGACGAGGGGAAGCTTGAGCTTCTTTTTGACCAGGCCGCTAAAGAAGCCTCGCACTGAATGCGCCCGCCAACCGGTCTTGTCGATGATGTCCTCGATCGTGACGCCGGATTGCCGCCGAAGCATCTGGATCACGAGATCCTGCTTGCTCTGCGAAGGCGCCGCTCGGCCCTTGGGCTTGGCGGCTGAAGTCTTGCGAGCCTTACTGTGCGATTTTACGGCCGCCCTCTTGCGCTGGCGGGGCATGCTTGCCGCCGCCTGGGAGGGCTTAGTCTTCTCCGTTTCGTCGATACCGAGGGCGAGAAGCCCGCTCTTGGTGATGAACAGACCAAGAGGACCGCGCTCTTCATCACGGCGCCATTCAGGCGCGCCATTGACGGTTTGCCTCTCCTCGACAAGCGTTCGCTTGCACAAGGTCCCGACGACCTTGCTGAGCGCGGCGCCCTTGGCGGTCAGCGTTTCGGGAAGGGGAAGGAGCGATCCATCGTCGCGTTGTGCCGCGGTGCTGAGGATCACTAGCTGAGCGTCGCTAAGTTTGGCTGTTGTCGGTTGGGTGTTAGACATGACTGCCTCCATCGTGGCGCACCGGCCCATTGTCGGAGCTTCCACCGCCTAGAGCCCGGCTAGAGGCCAGGCGAGGCCGATGACGAAGGTTATTGCCGTCACACAGTGAGCAGCATGCACGCTCTCTTCGGCAGCGAAGTCCAGTGAAATTCTTGCGCGTACCGCTGCGATTCCGCCGGAAATGGCCTCGGACACGGCTTGCTGATCACTGAGTCAGGTCAACGCATTCTCAGTCGAGCTGCGGAAACGAAGGATGAGCCTACGAGCTTCCCGAACGAGATCTGGCCACAATGGCCCGTCAGTGCGATTGAGAACAGCAAATGCCGAAACAACAGCTTTATACAGCGCGTCGTTGGGGATCCCGGGATCACACCCAGCTCTACCCCAATCAGTTGGGGACAGAATTTCTGGGTCATCCCAATCGATCTCCAATGGGGTCTCTCCTTCCCAACAGATTTCCGCGACCATTCCTGCGACGGCGTACATGGTCTGCGCACGCCTCGGCACACGGTCAAGACGCGCTCGGTGCTGCCCGCTCCACCACGTGCTTTCCCTTGGATCGGAGTCAGCGCACCGCGTAAGAGTAGCTCCGAACTCCAAGATGCCGAGCTCGCGCGCTATGACGGTGTGGCCCGCCTCATGTATCGCGACCCTGCGGCGATCAATTGATTCCAGCAGTTTTATCTGACGTTCGGTAAGCTGCTTCATGGGGGCGGACTTGTGCATGAACCCGGCCAATTAGCTGAGGTCGAGCAACATTGTGCCTACTCCTCACCTGGCATGGGGGGAAACCAGCGTCCGTCCCGCCAAATGTAGACGGGCCAGTAGGGATCGCCGCAAGGCATGGGAAGCGGTTCGAAACGCGTTTCCGCCCAATTCAGAAATTGTGAGACGCTATCGACCTGGTCGTCCCACCGGGCATTCGGAAAGGCGAGAAGCTCATGCAGGAAATCTCCGAGCCAAGGTGCTTCCTTGGGCAAGAACACTTGGCCGGCCTCAAAGCGGGCGCTCTGGGCTTCCATGCGTACGATTTTGTCACCTTCGGGTTTGATGCTGATCGGCACCGGCACGCCAGCTTCTGGATTGGCGCTCAATTCCTGCACTAGATGAAGGCCGGGGCCAGCCTGCTCGATCAGGACCTCGTTGGGGCCATATCGGCGGGCCAGCGCGATCAGCTTTTGTCTAAGGTGCGGGTACTCCAATCGCCCGCGCCAGACGTCGATAAGATAGTAGGTGCGCTTCACTATCAGCCAAGTGGTGCAGACGGACCAGTCGCTCACGCCCTTGGTCGTGCTCGCGACATCCCAACTCTGGACCACTCGCTCGCCGCTTGGCAGGCTGTCATAGTTTTTGAACCAATCGCGCTTGATCAAATTGCCTTCGACCGGGACGGGCCGCTGGAGATACTGGGCCGAAAAAGCGAGCGAGCCCATTTCGCGCTTGATCTGTTCGAGCACCGCGAGGGGTTCGCGCGCCGGGTGAAGCACCTCGCCCTTCTTGCGACAGTGCATAACGCAGGGCCCGATCGGGATCTCCTGATCCTCTTCGGCAATCGCCGGCAGATCCAAGTGGTGCCAACCCTCGTCCCGCAGCAGCTTGCCCGCAAGGTCATCCTCATGCAGGCGCTGCATGACAAGAATGATCGCACCCTCTTCCTTATCGTCGAGACGAGACACCAACGTGGTGCCATACCAGTTGTTCACAGCAGTCCTGGTCTTCTCCGATTGGGCATCGTCGGCCTTCATGGGATCGTCGATGATGATCACGTCGGCGCCACGGCCGGTGAAGGAGCCACCGACGGCGACGGCAAAGCGGCCGCCGCCTTTGGTTGTCACGCATTCCGCTTCGGTGTCTTTAGACAAGCGCAGATTAGGGAAGAGCGCCCGATACCAATCACTTGTCACCACGGCACGGAACTGACGGGCGAAAACCGCGGCAAGCTCCTGCGAGTACGATGCGCAGGCGATCCGCATGCTGGGATCGTGCCCCAGCGCCCATGCTGGATAGGCCACCGACGTGCAGATGGATTTCAGAGATCGAGGCGGTTGGGTAATGACGAGCCGGCGTTCGAACCCCGCGTGAATCTGCATCAACTGGTAGATGATGGCATCGACGTGCCAGTTGTGAAGGTATTGGTCACCCGGCGATACCGTCCGAAACACCTTTGCTGTGAAGGTGCCAAGATCCTGCCGCAGAGCGGCGTCTAGGAGAGCGTGGTTGTCATATCCCGGGATCAGACTCGGATGGTCAAGCGGCATGCGCTCAGCTCCTTGATTGTGAGGGTGGGTTAGTTTGTTTTCAGACGATAGCGCTTGACCTTGCCTTGGCGCGGCACGTCTGAAGCTGTTTCGGGGGTCGCCTTTTCGGCCTCGGGCTGCGCGTCAACCATCCCGCTCTTGACGCGACTCTTGAACAGCTCGAGCTGCATGGTGTCGTCGGCTGACATGCTGCTTGCGGCGGTCAGCTCTTCATTGTTGTAGGTCTGGGCAAGGCTGATCAGCCGATCGAGCGACCGGGCATCTCCAGAAAGCGCCTTTTCCCGCAAGCGCATCAACATGGCCTCTTGCGTCGAGACTTTCCGCGGTTTGCCGTTTCGTGTGATCCTCACCGGGGCTTTCAGCGTGGCCTTTAGGTCAGTTTCAAAGTTGCGCGTGCCCTTCGGCCGGCCGTTCGGATTACCGGATCGGCCCGAGGTAAAGCGGGTGTGCTTGGGCGGCTTGCCGTAGCCAACCTCATAATTTTCTTCACTGTTGGGTGGCTTCCGCTTGCTCATGCGCGGCTCCCTTCACGACCGCTCATATCGCTGCCCTCTGGCACGTACTGGTCCGAAGACATGCGAACGGCTTGGAGCTGCTCAAAGGTCAGGCCGCTTTCCACATGCACCGGTTCAATGCCGGTGAGCTCACGAAAACGGCGGAGTGAGACGTCGACATATCGCGGCTCAAGCTCAAGACCGAAACCGCGCCGGCCGGCACGCTCTGCTGCAATAAGGGTCGTGCCCGAACCGACGAAGCCGTCGAGCACGATGCCGCCGCGGTTCGAGCAATCGAGGATGGCGTCCTCGACCAACGCCACGGGCTTCACCGTGGGGTGCATGGCCAGGGCTTCGTCGCGGTCAGGGCCGAAGCTGTTCATGCCGGCGTAAGCCCACACGTTGGTGCGGTTGCGGCCATGCCGGCCGAGCTCGACATTGTTGATGTGAGGTGCCGAGCCGTTCTTGAAGACGGCGACGAATTCGTGTTGGGACCGGTAGAGCGAGCCCATGCCCCCATTAGATTTCGTCCAGACGCAGATGTTTTTGAGCTCGCGGTAGATGCTCAATCCCGCCGTCAGCAGCTCGAAGATGTGGCGCCAGTCGATACAAGCAAAATGGATTGCGCCATCCCGGCTATGAGCTGCCATCGCCCCAAGCGTCGTCGTCAAAAAGGCGATGAACTCAGGTTCAGCCATTTCGCCCGAGGCCATGGCGAAGTCGCCATGCTTTACCGATCCAAGACCAGAAACGTGCCCGTCGATGGGCACATTGTAGGGCGGATCCGTGAACACCATGTCGGCCATTTCACCGCTCATAAGTCGTTCAAACGACTCCGGTTTGGTCGCATCCGCGCACAACAAGCGGTGCCGGCCAAGCTGCCAAAGGTCGCCGGGCTTCGTGGTAACCGGCAGGCTGGAGTCGATCTCTGGGACTTGATCTGCTTCGTCGTCGGCGCCGCCATTGAGGTCGCTGATCAAGACGTCGATCTCGCCCATCTCGAAGCCGGTCAAAGTGACCTCGAAATCGAGATCCATCTCGAGCAGCCCTTGCAGCTCTAGGGCGAGCAGCTCGCGGTCCCACCCCGCGTTTTCGGCGAGCTTGTTGTCGGCGAGGACATAGGCGCGCCTTTGCGCCTCGGTCATGTCCTCGAGACGGATGGTCGGGACACGGTCGATGTCGAGGAGCCTCGCCGCCTCAAGCCGGCCATGCCCTGCCATCACGCCGTTATTGGCATCGATCAAAATCGGGTTGGTCCAACCGAAGACCCTGACCGAATCGGCGATTTGGCTGATCTGCTTCTTGGTGTGGGTGCGCGGGTTGTGCTTGCGGGGGATCAGAGAGCCGACAAAGCGCCACTCGATCACAAGATCGCGCAGGGGCACCGCAACGTTTTTGTCAGACAGTTTTGCCATGTCACTCTCGCGGCTCTTAGGCGACAGCCCCGTGTAAGCGAAGAGAAGTGTGCCTGGGGGCTGCAATCCTTCCCCTGGACTTGGGAAGATGTAGCCAGCCGCGGTTGGCGAAAAAATCTGTTCAAAAAATTTGGATAGGTTTAGCCGCGATTGCGCGGACGGCCTGCCGGCTTCAGGAGCGCCAAGAATTCGTCCGGCAGTGCGATGTCGGGGATCCCACCCGTCTGTGGCCAACCAGGCAAACGTGTCGGAGGCTTCCAGCCCTCAGGAACTCTCCACAGGTCGGGCGGCAGTGGTGGCTTGCTCTTCGAACGAGTCGGACGCCAGTTCTGGCCAAAATCACGAAGAATTTCGGCCTCGGTCAAAAAGGACTGGAAATCGGCATACCGTCATAGCCGACCTCCGGGTGTTGCTTAAACAGTCCCTCTCGGATGGACCAGGCACCCCAGAGATGAGCGACTGATAGAAAGCGATTCCTCTGCTGCAGGAGGTCCGTACGTGAACCCTTGGCGCCTATGCGTTGGGCGCTAATTTCGTAAATCTTGATGGCGCTTTCCCAGGAGGCGAGCGCGGCGTTGTTCTTGGCAAGCACATATAGTGTCTTGAAAAGGTCGCCGGTTGCTAGGCCACCCTCCCAACGTTCATTCAAATCGAGCAACGGGTGACCTGCGTCGACCATGATACGCGCAAGCGCGTCATACGTAAGACGGTGGCCCGCTTCGCGAAACCGTCGGAGCGGCTCACCAAGCCACTGCGCGGCAAAGGCACGTGCCGTCGGCGGATCGGTTTGATCCGTCGCTGGATAGAGCATTACCCCAAGAGTCGCCGAGAACGGATCCGGATGATCAAGCGGTAGGATCGGCATCGAATGTCTAACGGAGACGAGCTGGAGTGATCTTTCTAGTGATATCAGAAGCGACGCCGCAAAACGCATCGTCGTGCTGTCGTCGGCAGGTTCAAATCCAGGACTCGAAGCCACCTATACCGAACACGTTTCCAGTTCGAGCGAGACCGAAAATAGGTCCAAATCCGGGACCTGCAACCACCGAGAATTGACCCTACCCCCGATTCCGATCTGAGACGGAGCGG